TCATCTCAAATCCCCTGCTAATTCTCTTAAATCATCAATAGTTAGCATAAGATATTTTGGATATATTGTTCTTTTTAATCCTCTTTCTTTCAATAACCTCACAAATTCCTTGACATTTTCTCTGAAAAATCCTTTCTTAAAAATTAAATTGTCTTTATTTTCAATTTCAAGGGTAATTCCATTTTTTTCTTCTATGCTGCCCCAAGAAGGAGGATAACAATTATTAGTTAAAATATTTACTTCTTTCTTACTCAAATCAAAAGGGGTCTCGCAACCTTTAGGTTGTTCTTTTTCCATTTCTAAAAATTCTTCAAAAGAAATTACTTCATCACCCTCTTCTTCATAATATTCTTTAGTGCTATAACCAAAATTATTTTCATAAGCAATACAAGTCCTTTCTTTATAAAAATTCCAATAAGAAATCTTTTCAAGAGGTTTAACTCCATCCATCCAAACCCATCCTTTTTTCTCGAAGATTTCTAAAACTCTTGTAAATTCTTCTATTGTTTTTGTATGTATTACTTTTTTCATTTTAAAATCTCCCCACCGTGCTTCCCATATCTTTTCGTGGTGGCATATAATATCCTTTCTTTTGTAAGGCCACTTGTAAATTAATTAGATGTGTATCTAATGTTATTTCTAACTCTTCATTATAATATACTTTTACTTTGTTAGTTTTTTCTCCGGTTCCAGAAGAAATAATTTCTAATGTTTTTGGTTTTAATTTTAATATCTCTTTAAACTTATCAACATCTGTTGGTTCTAATAATGGTGTAGCATCAATGTAAAATCTTTTAACTAGATTAATTTTAAGTTTCTGTTTCATTTCGTCTTGAATATCTGTTGCATAAAGTTTTGTAATAAGAGTTAGTATTGATCTTAATGCTTCTAATGTTGCCAAAGCCATATTAAACGGAGCCGATTCTTCTTGTGAGTTAAATTCTTCTTCTATCATTTTTTCTTAATGATTAGTTTTTTTATATTGGGTAACTTTTTATTTCTGCATATTGAACAAACATCATTTGAAGTATTTATATCAAATAATCTTTCACACTTTTTACATCTTTTTATATTAATCATTTTTATCTTTTATGTTATATTTAATCATTGTTGATTTATAAATGTTTTGTTATATTTAATTATTCTTTAAATACTTTAATTTTTTGTTGTGCTTTTGGAACATTTAATATTACTTCAAACCCATTACTTTGCCTTCTCTTTTCTTTGATTAAAGATAATCTTTTTAATGCTCTTCCCATCCATTTATTATTCACCCAATCTTCATTCATTTGGGTAAATTCTTTAAACTCTTGAACTATTTTATTTATCCTTTTGAATGAAGATTCATCTAGTAATTGTGAAACATAATCTATAAGCATTATGTCTTTATTTTCAGTGAATGAATCTTCTCTCTTTTCATCCATAATCTTTTTTAGGGTTAGTGTAGTTTCTTTTAGGATTTCTCCTCCAAATAGGTTTGCCATAATTAAAAGAGGTAAGCATAATTCTAAATCCCTACCCCCAATACCACTAAATTTGATGGATTTGAAGAGGTGAGTGTAGTTTGTGTTGTTTGTGTTGTATATGTGGTTAGTGTTGTTAGTGTAGTTTACATTAGAGGACTTTACATAATTATTCCACTCTTTGTACATGTTCTCTGGAGAAACTACATTTACACTAACTACACTAAAACCACTTTTTTTAACAAAAGAATTAAGAATTTCTTTGGTTAAAAGTGTCCTTGAATCTGAATGAAAGATTTCTACAAGATTAATAATCTCCCCTTTTTCTGACTTTTCTAATATAATTGGAATACATCTATCGTGTAGCACATTTTCAATTCCGGCTATATTTGCCATAACTATTGGCCGGTACACATCAAATTTTTCAACCACCATTTTTTCACCATCAGCAGTTCTTTTTTTTCTCATTCTATGAACTGAAGTTCCTTTTTTATACCCAGAGTTTAATAGTTCTCTTAATGCTTCCCCACCTTTTCTTTCCATACCTTCAAACTCATCAATACCTAGAGTTCCACCAGTTCTAAATAGAACTGCTTCAGTAGGGGAATTTAACATTTGTCCACCATGAGATAAAGTTGTTACTAGATTCATTGTTCTAGATTTACCAGATCCTCTCATAGCATTAAAGTAAAGGTAAGCATAAGAAGGAAACTTTTGGTGGAAATATGTTCCAATAATCCATAAAGCAATAATATTATAATAATTTTCATCTAAATCACAATATTCTTTTAATAATTCCATGATATTCTTGTAAGCATCATTTAGTTTATTAGTAGATTCTTCTTCTGAATCTCCCATATTATATGCAATATCAAAAGTTTCTTTAGATTTCTTATCACTACTAACTTTGTCAACTACATCTCTTTTTAATTTAATATCAGAATACATTTCTCCAATACTTTTATCTTGGAAGTTTTTATTATTTTCTAGTGTTTTCATTCTTCCTCCTTAATCTCAAGAATTTCATTAATAGAAAGCTGAACCAATTTATCAAATCTATCTAACATAGATAACCAAATTAAAGGAGGATTAGAATCATCAACTTCTTGAATTATTCCAGAATAAACTCTATTACTCTTAGTTCTAATAAAAATCTTTTTGCCCATCCATATTTTCCAATCCATAGGAAATTAGTAATTACAATTACTATATTAACCTTTATATTCATTTTAAAGTAGTTATTAAATATAACAAAACATTTAATAAGATTAAATGTTACATAGTAACATGAAAATTGTAAATTTTATCAGAAACTTTTTCCAAGAGAATAAGAAAGGTTTAATAATTAGTTCTATAATCTTATTTGTTGGTGCATTAATAATCTCTTCATCACAAAATACTTCCTTTGATTATCAAGCATTTCTTCTTTATTTTCCAATATATTATTCTTTTTTTCTTTTAGTATCAATCTCTTTTGGAGGAACATTTAATAAATAAAATGGGATTATGGGGAAAAGCAAAGCATTATGGAAGGAAAGCAAAAGAAAGAGTAAAGAATATAATTTCTCCAACAAGGGAAGCTATCAAAAATAAAAATGTTATTTCTCCAACAAAAACAATAAGTCCTTCAGCTGTTTCTTCTTCAGGTTTAACTTCTGCTTCAAAATCCACAGGCCAAACAGGAGGAGGAAGTGCAGGTAGTTTTAGTTATAGTGGTGGTTCTGGGGGTGGAGGTTCTAGTTATAGTGGTGGAAATAATAATACACCAACAACGAGGGAAGAAATTTTAAGTAAAGTAGGCGTACCTTCTGCAAATATTCAACAAGAACTACAACAAAAGAAAATTATTCAACAACAAGCAATAACTCAGGGCGTTATGTTGGAGGAAAGACAAATATCTACTTATACTCCTCGAGGAAGCACCCAAAAGATACCTGTAACAAAATTATTTGTAGTAGATGATAAGGGAAATAAAGTTCGTTCTGCAAGTGTAGAAGAAGAAGCATACTTTAAAAAAAAGTCCTCTAAAACTTTAACAGGTTCTACAAAAGTAAAAAGAAGTTTTTTTAAAAATCCTGTAACAACAACAAAAGAATATATTAAAGAAAAACGAAGGGAAGTTGGAACAGATGTTTTAAGGAGTGGAGGAACTGGTTCCCCTGTTCAAGCAATACAATCTTTTGGATTAGGGTTTGGAACATTAGGAAGAGGTACAATAGAAAGTGTAATGCACCCTGTAAAAACTGGACAAGCTCTCATTTCTTTTTCAAAATCAGTTGCGAAAGATCCTTCTATTATTGGAACAATGGGTAAAAGTGCTGGAAGGGTTATTCAAGAAGAACCTTATTTTGCTGTGGGTTATAGTGCAGGTGCGTATGGTTTAGCGAAACTTCCTAAACTTGTAACAAAAGGTGTAGATTTGTATAGAACAAAAGGAAAGATACCTTTGAAAGCAAAGGATATTATTGCACCTGAATATTTTGCAGGACAAAAGTTTCCCTTAGTGAAAAAAGGGCAAACAGCTGGACAACTTTTACAAGAGTTTTCAATAAAAGAAAGATTTGGAGTTACACGAATGCGAGGATTTACATCTTCAGAAAAAGCATTTGCTAAAACTACACTTACGGGAAAAGGAAGTTCAGAACTTCCAGGAGTTTATCAAGCTCCCAAGGTATCACCTAATTTTTTAAGAATTGCTGGAGGAGAATCCTCACAGAAAATTTTCACTTTTAAACTTTCAGATACTCTTACCCCTACTATTACGAAGATAAAACCAACAGGTTATTCTTTAATGCCAGGTGTTAAATCAGCACAGATAAACCTTGCTTCTCAACCTTTGGCTAAGAGTTTCTTTCAAAATATTGCAGAAAAAGGTAAGTCTTATGTTCCATTTATTAAGACTGAAAAAGAAGCTGTTATCCCTTTTAATACTCCATTAGTAAAGTCTGGGGCTAGGTTTTATATTAAGTTTGAAGGAAGAAGAATTCCAATTATGGAGTTCGATGCTTTACCTTCAGCTTCACAATCAGGAATTACAAAGATAGGAATGACTGGTAAAACCATAAGTGCTGGGAAAGTTTCTTCTTCCTATTCTTCAAGTGTGTATAAAAAAGGTGTGATATCTCCAACAGAACTTATGATTGGAAGTAGTAAGATTAAAAAAAGTGGGAGTGGTTCTTCTAGTTATTCCCCACAGAAATTTTCATATTCTTATGTTAAGCCTTCAACATTACCTTCTCCGTCCTCTTCTTATGTACTTACCTCAAAAAGAAATTTAATTAAACCTTCATCAAAAAATTATACTCCTTCTAGTAAAAAATCTTCTTATATTCCTATTTCAACATCTGTAAGTAAATTAGTATCTCCATCACAATCTTCATATAAGCCTAAAAAAAGTTCATACCGGAGGCCTTATTCTCCTTCACCTTCTCCGTCTTATCCTTATGCACAATCAAAAACTCCTATGCTTTATCCTCAACAACCTTTCAAACTTCAAAAGCCTGTAAGTTTTATGAAACAACAGCAAGGGCAACACCCTGTTTTTATGAGAAGATTTGGAAAATGGAAAATTGTTGGATATGGTTCTTCTCCTATGCAGGCAGTTTTAATTGGGAAGAGATATTCACAAAACACTTTGGGAGTTTCTTTTTCTGTTCCATCTTTTAAAGGAACAAAAGTTCGTGGATACAGAACTAAACGAAACACTCCACAAGGAACAATATTTATTGAACCAAAAAGACAAAGATTAAAGAGAGGAACATTTGAAATTCCAGAAATTCAAGCAGCTAAAAGGAAAAGGAGAAAGAAAAGATGAGTAATTATGGTTCAGCAGTAGGGGGAATTATTGGAACAACAATGGTTGTTGGAGCTGTAAGCAAATTAATTCCAAAGAATAAAAAGAAAGTGAAAAGGAAGAAAAAGAAATAATGACAAAAGGAAAACCAAAACAAGATGGAAGTGGTAGAGGTAGAAGGGCTAACAGAGGAAGAGGTGGATGCGTTGTTACAGAACGAAGAGGAAAAGGAAGAAGAAAATGAAACAAAAACAAGTAAAACCACATTCTAACACACAAGTTAGAGTTAGAGGAAATCTTAGAATTAAAAGAACTAAATACAATATCAAAAAATAATGGAAGCACAACCACAAGCAATACCAAATAAAATATTAGACGATGCACAAGCAAGTGCATTAGCTGGGCAAGGAACTCAAGCACAAGCAGCAGCACAACAGCAACAATATTATGTAGAAGAAGCTGAAAAATCATTAGCTGAAGCCCAATTAGAATGTGAAAAAACATTAAATAGGATTCACCATAAACTTAAACAGGATTATATAGAACCAGCATCAGAGAACGATCAAAGAATGGTGTGGAAAAAGATAGCAAATAAAGAAAGAGTATTAACAGAAAAAGGAGTTAATAGGATTATGCAACTAATGGAAAGTTATATTAATAAAGAAACATTATTATCAAATTTTTCAGAGAAGAAAATCAATGACAGAATGTTAAGATTTTGTGAATCATTTAATTCAAATATCTATATGAAATATAATGAATATTTTAGGGAACCAACTATAGATGAATGTAAAGTTATTTTAGAAGAACAAATTGAAGAGCAGGTTAAAACTAGAAAACTTTCAATAGAAATATTTGAAGGGGTTGCTGATAAAATAGCATTAAGAAAAGAAGTATTAGATTCTTTTGGAGAAAGTATTCATGATGAAATTAGTAGGATAAGACAAATTAAACTAGGTAAGAATTTAAGAGAGTATGAATTGTTATTTACTCAACTTGTTCACATGGTAGAATCAACACACAATAGGGCTTGGAAAGGTGAAGAGAGAGGTTCATTGAGAAGGCACTTTAATATTAGTGAAGTGATTGGTTCCCCAGTAGCACAGCAAAAACAACAGGGAATGTTTAAATGGTTTGGAAAATAAAAGTAAAAGGAGGTTATAATTAATGGGAATAAAAAGTTATTTGAGAGAAAAGAAAGTACAATTACAAAAAGATAGGGCTTTTAATAAAAAGCTAAATGCTAAAATAAGAGTGGCCGAAAGAGAAACTTACCAGAAAGAAGCACTTAAACAAGCAGAGAAAAGAGGAGAAGCAAGAGCTAAGAGAGGAGGATTTTTTAAAGCAACAGGGAAAATGATTTATAAGAAAGTTACATCTCCACCAAGAAGAAATGTTTCTAGGAGAGTTGTTAAAAGAAAATCTACACAACAACATTTTGGAATACAGGATTTAATATAAAATGAAGAATTTAAAAGTTACAAAAAAATTAATGTTAGTTTTAACATTAGGAATCATATTCATAAATCTAGTTGGAGCAGCACAATTAACAGAAATACAAGGTTTTCCAGAAGGTATTGATATAATATTAAATCAACAAAATAATCTTATAATAAATTCAGATTATCATCTGAGAGTTCATACTTATAATCATTCAACAGGGGCTAAGATAGATAATACTTCTACTTATTGTGCTTTACATTTTAATAAACCAAATGGAGCTGAAGGATTATTTAACAACATGACTTACAATCTTTCAACACAAGAATTTTATTTATATATTGATAATGAAAATTTTACAACAAATGGATTATATCCTTGGATAATTGAATGTCAATTTGATAATGGAGGAAAAAAGTTTGGAGGATTTCTTGAAGGTTTATTAGAAATTAATCCTTCTGGATTAGAATTTACTTCAGCAAGATCAATATTATATATTGGATTATTCGCTGTTTTAATCTTTACATTTTTTATAACTTTCTTTGGAATTGGTTTATTACCTAGTTCAAATACAAGTGATGAAGAAGGTAATCTGTTATCTATTAGTTATCTAAAATACTTTAGAACTGTTTTATGGTTTGTTGAATGGATGATATTACTTGCTATATTCTTTGTATCCTCTAATTTAGCATTTGCTTTCTTAGGAGAAGAAATGTTTGCACAGCTATTCTTAATGATGTTTAAAGTATGCTTTGGACTTACCCCAATCATAGTAATAGTTTGGATAATGTGGATAATTGCACAGATAATTCAAGATAAAAGAATTAGAAACCTTTGGGAAAGAGGAATGATGGGAGAAGATATATGATAATTAAAAAGAAAACAATACCAACTAGAATACCTAAGCAACAATATGATGAGTTTGATAATGCTTTGAATATTAGATTTAAGAATAATTTAATTACAAGGAAAGAATTTAAGATGACAGAAGGATTTAGATTATTAGGAAGGATGCCAGAATGGAAGATGGCATTAAATAAATTAAAAACAACACCTAAGAGGAAGGATTTACAATGATGTGTCTTAAATGTAAAGAAATAATAAATAAATATGATGAGTATTTTAGTTTTACAGAGTATAAATTAGAAAAGATTGTAAGGACAGATTATGCACATAAGAGATGTTGGAATAAGTTTTTAGAAGATATGACTGAAGTTGGTAAGGCCAAAGGAGTTATTGGACACTTAACAAAATATTTAACAAAAGTGGGGATAGTTCCACCAGAGGAGATTGTAATTATATGAAGAATAAAAGAGGACAAATAGGAATGATAATGTTTTTCTCTATCTTACTTATCATTTTAATTTTAGGTTTTATTGGTTCAATGGTAGTTAGTATTATTGATATAGCTAGTGATGAAATCACTCCAATTATGACAGATTTGGGAATGGCTGGAACTACCAATATGTCTGAAGTAGCTGAATATACTTTTACCCCTTTAAACAATATAGTTCAGATGCTTCCTTTATTATTAGCCTTAGCTTATGGATTTGCTTTAATATTCTCAATCATATTTGTAATGGGTTATAGCACATTATCCCCTCATCCAGTTTTCATAGGATTTTATTTTGCTTTAATGATTCTATTAATCTTCGGAGCAATAGTAATAAGTAATATGTATGAAGATATTTATACTGGAGATGATGATATTGCTGTAAGATTACAAGATCAAGCAATGACATCTTACCTAACTTTGTATTCTCCATTTATACTTTCTTTTATAGCAGCGATTGCAGGAGTATTTTTGTTCACGAGAACTTCCTCCGATGCTGCTAGTGGAGGATTTGATGTATAAGAAAGTATTTATTTTATTATTAATGGTTCTATTAATTGGAAATGTTGCTGCTTTAGATTTTGATAATGTAAAACAATATGATAAATCTACAGAAACTTATAAGGTTACTAATGCTTTCGGATTAGGAAAGAAATTAGTAGAGATAAAATTACTTACCCCCAGAGTATTTGAAAGAGGAATTGGGTATATGCACATAGCAGAATTTGAATTAAAAGATTATAATATTCTATATAAAAAAGCTTTTCAAGATATGGATTTTTACCAAATAGATAAAGGAATGGAAGAATTTACTAGAGAGTTTGATTATAAATATTTAACAACTGGACTAGAGAAAGTTTGGACATATAAAAAAGTTTGTAATACATTAAAAAATGGTACTTCAGTATGTTATCAAGAACAAGATAAACAAATAAAAGTAGAAGTAGATAAATGGGAAAAGTTTAATGATATATCCGAATTACCTAAACAAAAAAGTATAAGAATTAGAATTTATACTGAAACACAAGAAGGGGATAATGTGGAGTGGATTCCAACATTATTTGGAGAATATTTAGATGAGTGGGCAGTATGGACAGCTAGTTTAAATGTTGGTTTAGATGCTTATTATAATATGAACGGAAATTCTGGAACGGTTATTGATATGGTTAATGGGCATAATATGACTTTGGGAAGTTCAACACAACAAGCAACAGGAATAATTGATTATGGAGTAGAAGTGGAAAATACAACCTCAGCCTTATCTAATGCTGATGATTGGAATTTAACATTTTGGAATAGTAATTGGAGTGTTAGTGGTTGGGCGTATTTTGATACAGTTAAAAGTGGGGATTTTATTTTTTCCCCTGATGGAGCAGAAGGAGAAATAAGATTTGATGGTGATGGGAATTTGAGGGCAAGATTATGGGATGGTTCAACTAACTTTAAACTAGGACATACAGTTATAATAGGTCATTGGTATCATATTGCATGGACAAGAAATAAGGTAGATGGAATGGTCTTTTATATTAATGGTTCTAATGTTGCTTCAGATGCAACAACTAATGATTTTGCTGTTGGAATAGCAACTGCCACTACTCTTGGTTGGAAAGATTCAGATGCCACAGTTATTAATGGAAGAATAGACGAAGTAGGAATTTGGACTAAAGAATTATCTTCTACAGAAGTAACCTCTCTTTATAATTCTGGAAATGGATTAGCTTATCCTTTTACAAAATCTGAAGAAACAATAAATTTATTTAATTATTCAGACGGAATAAATTCAGTTTTATATCAATCATAATTTGAAAAAAGAAGAAATAAAAGACAAAAAAGGAGGAAAAATGGAAGATAAAATAAAAGTTAAGGGAATGAAAAATAAAGGAAATAATATAGTTATAGATTTAGGAATATATGATTCTAAATTACCGGAATTTACAATTGGTTCAAGAATAATTTCTGCTGTTATTAATCTTGATACAGGCAGTATAGTAACACCAAAAAAAATAGAAACTTATAATATTCCTCGACCAGAAATAAGTAGAATTATGAGTATTCCTGTTAATGCTCCAATTGAATATGTAGAAGACCAAATCAAAAAACAAATGGTAGAGTTTAAACAGACAGACCTTGACATAAAAAGTAAGATGAGTTATTTTAAAGATAAAATATACTAAAAATAAAATGGATATTACAAGAGAACATGTAGAACGAAGCTTAGATAATAAACTCTTAGAGTTAATAGTATTACAAGATAAAAAGTCCAGTAAGTTTAGAGTTGAATTAAAAAAATATAAAACAGCAGTAGATGTTTTAGGAAATAAGGGATTCGATATAGAATATTATAAAGAAGTTTATAGCACATTTGAGCAAACCCTAGAATAAACAAATTAGAAATCTATTACAATTATATAATTTACAATATAGTATTTTTAAAATATAAATTATTACTTATTATAAATAAAATGACAACTAAGTTAAGTAATGCGTCTAAAGATACAAAGGACTGGCACGTAATTGAATTCTTCGTTCCTATTGAAGAAAGCGTATCAGAAAATAATGACTTTATAATTAGAGGCGTCGCTATAAATGAAACTACTACTCTTAATAATGTTAAATATGTTGCAGAAGAATTAATTAAAGCTGCACCTACTTTTAGAAATGTTCCTATACTTTTAGACCATAGAAATGAAGTTAAAAATATTGTTGGTCGAACAACAGAAAATGTTAATTGGAATTCGACTAATAAAAGAATTGATTTTGAAGGAAGAATTATGGATAAAGATATAAAAGAAATGATTAGAGATGGTAGAATAGGAAGTGTTAGTATTGGCGCTCAAGTTCAAGATTTAATAGAAGAAGAAGACGGGAGTATGAAAGCAATTGGGGTTAAAGGAATGGAGATTAGCTTAGTTGCAGTTCCTGGTGATAATCAAGCGACATTGGCTCAAGCATTGCAAGAGAGTTATCGGTTGAAAACTAAATTAAAAAAGGAGGATATATTAATGGCAGAAGAAGAATCTACAGAACAGGAAGTTAAAGACGAATCTGAAGTTAAAGAGGAGCCTAAAGAAGAACCTAAAGAGGAACCTAAAGAGCCTACAGAAGTGAAGTCAGAAGTTGTAAGCCAGGAAAAAGCAACAAACATTACTGTGAACGTAGATAATAAGGAAGTTTCAGAAATGAAAAAGCAAATAACTGAATTGAAAGAACTTTTAGTTGCAAAAAAAGAACTACAAGTTAAGAAAAAAGTTGATGAAACAAAAGGCGAAGTAACTACTGAAGTGAAAGAAAACCTTGATAAAGTAAATGGGCTTATAGTTGAAAAAGCTCAAGCTGGTTATTCACTTTATAGAGATTACGCACAAGAAAGTTCAGATACTAAGCTAAATAGATTAGTAAGATAAATTTATTTTTTTATTTTTATCTTATTCATATTTACTGAGAGTTTTACTCAAAGTTATATAAAATATAAAAAGGAGGAATGAAATAAGAATGACAATAGTACCAAGAAATCCGTATGGAGCAGTTCAATTAGCAGATGGTGGAACACCAAGAGTTATAACAGTGTTAGCATACGAAAATATTTCAGGTGGTTATTGGGTAAATGGTTCAGGTGAAGTAGATGTTGTTAGTTCAGGAGCAGATAGTTATGCGGCAACTGATATTAGAGGAACAACTGTGGCAACACAAATTGGTTCAATGGTTATTGGATTAGCATTAACAGATATCGGTTCAAATACATATGGACCAGCAGCTATGAGAGGTTTATACTTAATGCCAGGACTTAGTGGAACAAGAATAGGTTCAGCATTTGCAGGACAGCAATTTGCACCAGGAAGCGCAGGAACAATAGTACCGTTAGGGTCAAGTACACTTAATACAATGACTAATGATACAGTAGGATGGTATGATTTTTCAGTTGGAAGAATTATAACAGCTGGAGGAACAGGTAGTTTTTCAATTGTTTCATTAAACATTTAAAATGGCAGGATTAAAAGCAGTTCAAGAATTACTTCAAACTGGGATGGGAACAGAAGGTCAACTTTTGATTCCAAGAAAAATTCACGATACTTTAATTGAAGAAGTTGACAAGAATTTAATTCCTAGAAGCGAAGCAGCAATTTATTTTGGGCCAAGTGATATACCAGGTAGTAGTATTGATGTAGATTTAGTTACACCTAATGCAATGGAAGTTAGAATTGTTGCAGAAGGAGCAGAGATACCGATTGACCAAAGTGCTTACGAATCTTTTAATATGAAACCCGAAAAATGGGGAGTAGCATTAAGGATTACTAGAGAAATGTTGGAAGATGCAAAGTGGAATTTACTTCAACATAATATCAGAGTAACTGGGAAGAGATTTGCTGAAAATGAAACTAGACTTATCTTAAACTATGGTTTAGGTGGTTATGGTAATTTAGTGACAGGTGGAGCAGCTCTTACAATTGCAAATATTACAAGAGCAATGCAGTATCTTGATGATTCAGACTATACACCTACAACATTATTTGTAGGAATGGAAGCTTTGAATGATTTGAGAAATATCGATACATTTGTTGAAGCTAATAAGGTAGGAAATAGAGACATGTTAGCAAGAGGTTTTTTAGGAACAATCTATGGATTGAACGTAATTAAGTTCTCAACAAACGCGGCGCCAAGTACAACGTATAGTAAATATTCATATGTTACAGATAGAATGCATGCATATTGTATTGCAGAGAAGAGAACAGTAACAGTTGAAAATTTCGAGATGCCAGTATATGATATGAGTGCAGCATCGGTTACCCAAAGAATTAAGGTAAGACACCTGAGAGCAAACGCTATCGCAAAAATCACAACTGAGTAAATACAGTTGATTTTTTATTTTTTTTTTATTTTTTTTTATTTACAATAAGGAGTACCCCTTATAAAACAGAACAACAATTAAAATGGAGACAAAAACAAAGAAATGGCAAGTAATGTAAGCACAATAGACGGAATGGGCTTTGAAGAAGTTAATCAAGACCAAAGTTTTACAGAAACAATTAGTGGAACTAATATTTATGGCGACAATTTGTGGGTTAATGGAACTATGGAAACAACAATTGGTAGTATAGCACAATTAGTTAATGTAGATGGAGCAATAGAAAGTACATCCTATCAAAATGCAGCAAATGTATATGGTATGAGAGTAAGAGCCGGTAGTGTATTGATGGGAGATAATGGAAAGGGAGTAATTGAATTTGTAGATAGATGGATTGATGGAACAGATACATATTTCATAACTTTAACACCAAGACAATGGACTTTACCAGTGGCAACAAATGAAGCTGGAAGTACAATAGCTTTTTCAATTAGTGGACTAAGAAGAGCATCTGGATGTACAGCATCTGGACCATCAGGAACTGTAGCAGATTGGATAGCAGTTGGACGTTAATATTTATTTTTATATAAATAAAAGGGAGGATAAAAAACAATGGCAGATTCAGAAACAACAGGAAGTGCAATGGCAGGATGTATACCAGGAGGTCTAATTAGAGGTTTCGGGCAAAGAGGAGTAAACAACGAGTCATATCAAATGACTGATAAGGTTCTTTTTACATTTGGACCACCAACAGATAATGTTACAGTAAGTGTAGGAAGTCAATTATGTTATGATGTTCAAAATTTAGATATTTATTGTGGATTACTTGCAGGCGGTAGCGAATGGCATAGACTTGAGGTAGAACCATAATTAATTTAAAATGGTAGCACCAAATATGCAAGTAAACGGAAGCGCAACAAACTTTTCAGAGTTTGGGTTTTCAGGAACTCAGTTTACAAATCAAGGAGCAGTTACATTAACTTTATTATGTGGATTAAGCGGTTTATCAGTAATTCCTATTAGAGTAGATAATACGGGCGCAATAGAAAACACTACGTAATTATAATTTATAAATAAAATGGGAACATTAACAAATTTAGAAATCGGAAGCGTAGTATTAGGGCTTGTAGAAAATGTACCAGCGAGTATATCAGGATTAACTGCAACCTTAGTTAATAATAATGTTTATACAGCTGAATTAATAACTGGAGATAGTATTTCAGTCGATGCAATAGGTGAAGCATATCAGCCAGGAATAACAAGTTTAACTATTGGAAATATCCTCGGATTAATGGGAGCACAAGGTCTAGGAACCAAATCAGTAAAGATAGGTGAATTATCTATATCAAAGGGAATGAATGAATCTTCAGCTCAAGAATGGAAAGAATTAGGAATAAGTCAATTAAAATATGGTGGTGAGAAAACTTCTTATTACCAAACATATATTTAAAATGGCAAACGGATTAACAATGGACTTATCAGAATTTAGGTCTTTACCTTCAAAACAAAAATTAGATTGTTTATTTCAAAATCAAGTTCAAACACTAACCTTAATAAAAGGATATAAATTATATTATAAAATAGTAACAATAATAGGGTCTGCATTAGTCGCCGGA